TTATGGTAGGCGGAACTGGCGTGTTAATCCACAAATATTTACAACCAGCAGATCAAGGTGCCAGCACTGATCCAACTAAGCCTAACTACAAGGCAGATGATATTTTAAACGAAACTAAGATACAAGACTTATTGTTCTTAGAAAATCGTGACAGAATTTACGATCCTGATATCTACGAACTTCGCGGAGTTTATAACGTAGGTGACCAAGACTTTGACTTAACACAATTTGGTTTGTTCCTGAGTGCCGATACTATCTATATTACATTCCATACTAACGATATGGTTGAACGTATGGGACGTAAACTAATGGCCGGTGACGTTATCGAACTACCACATATCAGAGACGACTTATTATTAGATGAAACTAAACCTGCGATTAATAAGTTTTATGTTATACAAGATGCTAGTCGTGCCGCTGAAGGTTTTAGTCAAACTTGGTATCCGCACATTTGGCGCATCAAAGCTAGCCCAATGACGGATGCACAAGAGTACAGAGATATATTATCACAGAGCGCAGACAACGGTGTTGATACATTAAAAGATGCATTAAGCACTTATCAAAGAGAATTAGAAATTTCTAATGCTATTATTAAGCGCGGCGAACAACTTGCCCCGACTATTTTAGACGATGGCAGTAATATATTGCAAGACACAGTTAAACCATATCAAGCGGATGCTAACCCAACATATGACCATGGCGAACAAGTCGAATCTGGTTTAAGTTTCCCATTGACTCCAAGTCAAGGAGATTTCTTTTTACGCACAGACTATCAACCTGCGGCATTGTTTGCTTATCGTGGAACAAGATGGCAACGTATTACAACGCAAAACGGTCCAATTGACTTAAAAGACAAAGTACTCAACGCGGCCGGCTTTATTAACAACGATGCTACAACTATTGTAAACAATAAAGAATTCCCAGAACGTCAAGCATTGAGTCAAGTAGTATTACCTAAAACAGATTATTAATTATGCAACAATATTTTTACGACGAACAGATTAGAAAATACTTAACCCAATTTATGCGTATATTGGGCGGCTTCAGTGTTAAAACTGGCAAAGACAGAGACGGCAACGAAAGTTATATTCAAGTGCCTGTACGCTATGGCGATATCAATCGTATGGCTGCTCACATACTAAAAAATCAAAGTGAGAACATGATTAATACTGTTCCGTTTATTAGTGTATATGTGACTGACTTGCAGATTAGTGCTGAACGTAGAAGTAATCCCACTCATGTTAGTAAAGTACAAGTCTATGAAAAGAAAGTTGATCCAGAGACTGGAGATTATATCGAAGGCGAAGTAGGCAATACATATACTGTAGAACGTTATATGCCTGTACCATATGACTTAACTGTTCAAGTAGATATTTGGACCAGTAACACCGATCAAAAACTACAACTGATAGAACAACTATTAGTATTGTTTAATCCTAGTATTAATTTGAAATCCAACAGTAATCCATTTGATTGGTCAAATCTAACTTACACTGAGTTAGTTAACGTTATATGGAGTGTGCGTCAAGTTCCACAAGGTACCGATGATATTATTGATGTGGCAGCATTGAACTTTACCATACCCGTATTAATCAATCCTCCGGCTAAAGTTAAGCGTCAGACACTTATACACACAATTTTAAATGAAATTAAAAAACTAAAAGAAGAAGAACAATTAGATTGGAAAGAAGACGATCCTGTGCCAAACAAACAATGGGTTGTTGTTACATTCGAGAATTTAAAATTACAAGTGCGAATAGAAGGTGACCGCGCTACATTGTTAAACAAGTCGGGTGGGTTAACTGATGATGACGGTAACTTATTATCATGGAGTAATTTGTTAAAACCTTTTGGAGACTTAAGACTTGGTATCAGTAATCTAAGACTACGACGTGGCAATGATCCCGCTGATCCTAATAACGATATTGTTGCTACAATTGCAGAGATAGATGAAGAAAATCCTAATGTTGTTGTTATTGATGTTGACCAAGATAGTTTGCCTGGTGCTAGTTTAGCTGCCATCAATGCTATTATTAATCCTAGTCGTGTTGCTCCTGGTAAAAATTTACCTGCGGCAGTTACAGGTCAGCGTTACTTAATATTAGACGATGTTCCTAATAACAATTACTGGGGTATAACAAATGCTCGAGCTAATGATGTTATACAATATAACGGCAGTCACTGGATCGTAAGTTTTGATTCGTCTGCTAATACTGAAGCCATTGTATTAAATACAACTACTAACATATTGTACGAGTGGCGAGCAAATCAATGGATTAGCGTTTTCGAAGGTACATATCAAAACGGATGGTGGAGAATTTATTTGTGAAGCAGTTCAGAGGTGTCGGAGCTATTATAGTCAGTGAACAGTCAGGTAAAGTCATGACTGTGTTACGCAGTCCTCAAGAAAGTCATCCTAACACGTGGACGTTTGCTGGGGGCAAAGTTGAAGAAAATGAATCTGAGATAGACGGTTTAAAACGCGAGCTAGAAGAAGAATTGCAACTTACTAAGATTAAAAAAATAATACCTTTACATAGATATCAAAGCCGAAGCAAAGACTTTGTCTACGACACGTTTGTTGTTTTAGTTAACAAGGAATTCATACCGGAACTAAACTGGGAAAATGCTGGATACGCATGGACCGATATAGATAGTTTACCAAGTCCGTTACATCCTAAAGCAAGGCAAATGATTAGTTCAAGCAGACTAATTAAAAAATTTAAAAACTTCTATAGTTGGATCGATAAAAAGAATGTCAGCAGAAATAATTCCATTTCCAAAGAAAATAAAATTACGCAAATTTAAAAGCGTTGATTTATATTATTGCTGGGATCGTCGTTTAGACAATCCTTTACTGAACAGATTGTTCAAACAAGAAGTCTGCTATGCAGAACGTTGGTACTTGCAGACTGTGCATCTTCTTAACATGGAACAAGTAGAGCATCCTTTAATAGTATCATTAATGTCTGACAATACCTTAGACTTGCTCGTAGAGCTCATCGAAAAAGACTTAGCTATTCAAAAATCTGTAGAAGATGATGTTACATTATCTACAGATTTTAATTTGATGAGGCTTACTAAATGGTTAGTTAAGTTTCAAGGTCTACAACAATATCGTCGTCGACTTTATAATTCTTAATTCCAACATGGCCAAGTTCACATGTTGTAGCGACATCTAACCATATGTCTATTTCGTTTTCGTTGCATTTTCTAAAAAATTCAATATCTTCACCTGTGTACTGGCCGTTATAAAAACCTAATTGGAACCACGGCAAGTTAAGTTTATCAAATACTTCAGTTTTAATAAGACAAAATCCTAGACCCATTGCTTCAACTTTGATATGACTTTCTGTTTGTTGAGTAGGATCTACCCAAGAATCCCAATTATCAATTTCAGTCCAGGCTGTTACTATTAGTGGTTCGACTCTCTTACTGTAAGCGGCGCCTACTATAAGTTCATCGAAATCTAATAAACGAACAACATGCAATGGATCGAAAGTCATATCACTGTCAATAAACATTACGTGAGTAGCTTCCCACTCTTGTGCATTTTTAACTAGCTCGTGTCTCTGATTAGCAATTAGAGTACCTGGACTGATCAACAACGTGCTAGTAATCCCGACATTTTTTAAATATGCACAAAGATTCCACAATGCAAACGTAGTTGCAGTATGCATCATATCCCTGGTTGGGACACAAATTGCTAATTTAATATTAGCATATTTTTCGTAGGTAAAATTCATTTAACTTTTTTAAGTGCTAATTTACGTGGACCGCTTTCCACTTGAGGTGCATAACCTAATTCTGTTTCTGCCCGTTCTGTTGCAGATTTAATTGCATTAGCTAAACGAACACAGGTCTGCGTAGATTTAATATATAAGTCTTCTGGTAGTTTGACCATTTTATTCATAGTTTCAAATGAAGGTTTACCTATGGTTAAAATCTCAACTGCGGCTTGTTTACCTAAGAAGTTTGACCAATATTCTTTTTCTACGAATTCCCAATTAGTAACTGCGGATTCTAGTTCTTTTTGATCTTCGCCTTCTAGAAAAGATTGAAGTTTGTTCTTTTCAGCTAACAAGCAATTCTTTTCAAATGTCCTTGTTTCTGATTCTAGATCACTGTCAATTTTTCGAAGTCTATTAATAGTTTCGATAATATATCTAGCATATGCTGTACCTGTTTGATTTTGGAAGTTTTGTCTTTCAAAATCACTGAATGTAGGATACGGACATATATCAAATAATCCTTGTAAAGGATTGTTTTCAGTTTCTACTGTTTTGTTTGTCTTTTTTGTGTTCATAAAAAAATACCTTGAAGTTATTCAAGGTATTTATACTAGTGGTTCTTAGTTTAGTAAGCGTATGGTGTAGTACGTCCGCCAAAACGTGAACTTAATGTAATTTGAGTACCTGCTGATTGCCCAACAAATGATCCCAATGTTCCACTTAGTGAAATGTTTTGCCCTGCAGCCGGAGCTACGTTATTATATGCTTTTCTAACACGACCCATTACGATTTCTGTGCCTGTTGCTG